ACAAGCCAAGAAAAATCTCATTAAGGTATTATCTTCAAACAATGTTGTTGTTAAAGAATCTATCAACATACCTGTTAAATCAATGGTTAATATTGCTAACCAAACTCTAAGAAATTATATAGAAACTATGGATGAAAATTCTAAAAAAGAATTTTTGTTATTAATATCTGAAGATTCACAATCTTTAGAAAATAAATTTGAAGTAATTCGTGAAAATACAATAACTAAACTTCAAAACATTTTAGAAAAAGAAGAAGAGTTTGAATTAAAAATAAAATTATCTGAAACAATAGATAGAATTAAAAATGAAAAATTTGACCAACTTAATTTTTTAAAATTAAAAAATTTAGAAGAGTCTATTTAATTATTTTTAATTTTTTGTACATGTATTGCCTTTAATATTTTATTTCTGTTTTTAACAGAATCCTTAACATACTCTTTTCTTTCTAAAAGAATTTTATTTTGCTTAGTTTTAATAACTTTAGATTTTAAATTCTTTAGAACCTTCTCTATATTCTCGCCATTTTTTATTTCAATAATTAACATATACTAGAAATATCTTGTTTTTTGTAAAAATTTTGACATTAAGAAGAATTATTGTTATTATTTTAATGAAAATAAACATTATCAATATGAAAATTAATGAAAAAAGGTAAAAGTGTAAGACTAAACTTATTTAATACAATTAAATCTGTTTATGGTACGGTGGATTCTAAACAATTAAAGTCAGTTTACATTAACATTCAATCATGGGTAGACCCTAAATTTGACCACAACAATTGGAATCGTGTTGTTTGTAATTTAAGTAGAGAAATAAAACATTCCGTATTTAATTCAGTTGATAATTCGATATTCAAAGAACAGACAATAGTTGATTTAGACTTAAGAACAAGTGGTATATTATATGGAAAAAAATCTTTTTTTAATTTGGAAGTAAATCTATATACAAACATTGAAATTGATTTTAAATCGACAGAATTAAAAGACTCAATTAAAAAAATTATCAAAAATATTTACAAAAATAATATCAATAATAATGAATATTTTTACTTTTCCACGACTAAAAAAGAATTAAATGAACAAAGTATCGTTATCTGATATATTTATTTTAAAATAGTCAATGAAAAAATTAAGAATTTTAGAAGCCAATGAACTTGGACATGGGATTTTAATTGAGATGGATGCGGGATGGGTTTCACCAAAAGATGAGATAAATGCGAACATACTTAAAGAAGTATCAACTATGGATTATAGAAATCCTTTTGAGTTCTACGCCGTTTTACAGAAATACGATACCGCAAACAGAAATGGAAGATTTTATCCTGAAAGAATTTTAAAAAGAGAATCTGATAAATATAAAAAAACAATTGCAAAAGGTTTATCAACTTCAGAATTAAACCATCCTGAATCTTCATTAATTGATTTAGATAGAGTATCTCATATGATAACTGATATATGGTGGGATAGAAATATTTTAATGGGAAAATTAAAATTATTAACATCTCCTGGATTTCATGAAAAAGGTATTGTATCAACTAAAGGAGACCAAGCGGCTAATTTAATGAGACAAGGTGTTACCTTAGGTATATCTTCAAGAGGAGTTGGTTCATTAAAGAAAGTCGGTGAAAGAAATGAAGTTCAAGATGATTTTGAATTAATATGTTTTGATTTAGTATCTTCACCATCAACACCAGGAGCATACCTATTTTCAAATCCTGAAGATAGAGAAAAGTATGAAGAAAATTTAGAAGAAGAAAAAAGACCATATAAATTAGAGTCCTTATCAAATGATAATTCTATTGACAAATCTATTGATTTAATGAAAAAATTATCCGATTATTTAGACAAATAAACTTACTTATGGACGAGAAATATTTTGTAGCAAAAATTACTTATGATTTACCAGATGAAAATTCAGGAAAGATTAAGAAAATTAGAGAAGAAAAACTTGTAAAAGGGTATTCAGTTACTGATGTCGAAGCTAAGGTTACTAAAAAATACGAAGGATTTTCTTATGATTGGAGAATAACTTCAGTATCTGAAAGTAAAATAGACGAAGTTATTGAAAATTAAAAAAAGTTAAAGTGGTCTAATTTGACCACTTTTTTTTGCAATTTTTTTAAGTATAAAATAGTTTTTTTATAAAATACTAATTTTTTGTACTTTGATACTATTTATTAGTTAAAATAAATAGATTTCTATGCAAAAGAATAAATCATTAGTACAAGAGGCTCTAATTCAAATGAAACAAGTTGAAGAAGCGATAGCCGAAAATGCAAAAGGAATACTTGCTTCTACAATGAAGGAAGAAATCAACCAATTAGTAAAAGAATCTCTTTCTGAACAAGATGATGAGATTGATTTAGATTCAGATGTAGACATTGATGTGGATGACGCAGCAGATGATGCCGAAGTTGACATTGACATGGATACTGATAACGAAGATGAAATGGATATGGATGTTGATGCAGACATTGATATTGATTCTGATGAAGAAAGTCCAATTGATTTAACTCACGAAGACGATGAAACAATTCTTAAGGTATTTAAAGCTATGGGTGAAAAAGACGGAATCATCATTAAAAAAGATGGTGACGATATTCACTTAACAGACAATAATGCCGATTCAGAATATCTCGTTAAACTTGGTGAATCTGAAGACGAACAAATAAACATGGATGAAATGAATGACATGAATTATGATGAAATGAATTATGATGAAAAAACACCACATGATGCTGATGTTAATAGCGTAATTGATGCAATCTTTAAAGGAAACTCAATGGAAGAAGCTGAGACAGACGAAGACGAAGTTGTTTACGAAATCGAATTTGACGAACAAGACGAAATGGACGAAGCTAACGACGAAGACGAGTTAGACGAACAAGACGAAATGGACGAAGCTAACGACGAAGACGAGTTAGACGAACAAGACGAAATGGACGAACAAGACGAAATGGACGAACAAGACGAAATGGACGAAGATGACAATCTAGATGAATCTATCAATCAAAAAAAATTACAGAAAAAGGTTAAACCTAAAGGCGTTGGAATTGGGTCAGGACCTAAATTCTCATACAAAAAAGGAAATTTTAAAGGCTTCTCTGAAGACAAAAAAGAAGGACCTAAAGCTATGGGAACAGGCAAGGCAAAATTTGAGTACAAAAAAGGACCTAACGCTGAAGGAAAAGCTAAAAAGGTTGAAACAAAAGAAGCTTTTGGTGGTAAAAAAGGTGACGATTCAAAAAGTCACAAAGACTACGAAAAAGCAGAAACAAAAGAAGCCGCAAGAACTTTCGGTAGCGGTTCAAAAGAAGGAAGAGGCCTAAGAAAAGGCATCACTAACAACAGAAACTATGTTTACAGTAACAGTGGTGTTAAAGTCGAATCTTTAGAAAATGAAGTTAGTACGTTGAGAGAAAAAAATGAAGAATATAGAAAAGCATTAAATGTTTTCAGAGAAAAACTTAATGAAGTTGCTATTTTCAATTCAAATTTAGCTTACGCAACAAGATTGTTTACTGAGCACTCAACAACTAAAAAAGAAAAAATAAATATTCTTAGAAGATTTGATGGCGTTGAGACATTGAAAGAATCAAAATATCTTTATAAATCAATTAAAGATGAACTTTCAAAATCTGATACAAAATCAATCAATGAATCAGTTGAAAACAAATTAAATAAAAACGTATCAACAGGTTCATCTAGTACCCTTATCGAATCAAAAACTTATGAAAATCCTCAATTCTTAAGAATGAAAGATTTAATGAGTAAGATGGGGTAAAAAATAAATTAAAAAAAATAACAACAAAATGGGAGCATTATTAGAATCAGGTCTTGTTGGTAACATCGGTCTTAAGCACCTTAAAGTTATCAAAGAAGACACAATCAGCAAATGGGACAAATTAGGATTTCTTGAAGGTCTTAAAGGTCACATGAGAGAAAACGTAGCACAGCTTTATGAAAACCAAGCGTCTTACTTAATTAACGAAGCATCATCTACATCTGATACAGGTGCATTTGAAACAGTGGTTTTCCCTATCGTAAGAAGAGTTTTCTCAAAACTTTTAGCAAACGATATCGTATCAGTACAAGCAATGAACTTACCAATCGGTAAATTATTCTATTTTGTACCTAACATTCAGGCGTACACTGACCCTACAGATTTGGCAAACACAGGTATTCACTACCCTCCTTATGGAGCACCAAATATGGAAGCAGGTCAAACACCAAATAGTGGTTATGACTACAATAACACTAAAGACCTTTATGATAGATTTTATGAAGGTAATGAACCA